AGCTTTGGTGGCTGAACGTGCTATTTTCTTTGTTATTCTACCTTTCAATAGGTTTTGTGGCGATGCTGCTCTTAGGACAGTATCGGCTGATATTTCCAGAGATGAGCAAATTCATGTCGCCTGTAACTCTTTGGTATGTGCTGATATGGGTTTACGTCCTAGCGTTTCTTTGGACAAACTTAGGAAGGCTACTATAAACTGGATCTTTGAACCATTAAATGATATAGCACCTAATAAATATTTAAGCAGAAAATTTTGGACGGATTCAAGTGACCGTTTAATGTACGAAGGTAAAGCCCCAGAGCTTGCCGATACAAAGCGAGCTAGGATGCCCGCATTTTTTGAACATGCAAACACCAATTTACCCAAGTACGCTTGACTGGGGACGTATCCAAGTCATCGTTGATGAACTAGATCAACAGTTCCCAGACAAGTTTCCAGACCACACCCTATCAGAGAAAGAAATATCTTATAGAGCTGGTCAATTATCAATTATACGTATACTAAAAGAAAAACTAAAAGGAGAATAATTATGTGCGGAAGCCTAATCTCAAGTATATTTGGAGGCGGTAACAGATCCCAACCGACTCCACCAACACCAGCTCCACCAACTACCCCACCACCCCCAATGCCTATTCAACAGGCTCCTACAGCAATGCCAGAAGCTCCTACCCCTTCTCCTGTAGAAGAGGATCAGACAAAGAAGAAGGCAAAAGTAAAAGCTAAGAAAGTTTCTAAGGAAGCTGCTAAAAAAGGTACAACTCAATTAGCCACTAAGAAACCTACAACAGGTGGACTTAAAGGTATTACTACTAAACAAGGTGTAAGTACTGGCGGTGGTAGTGGTAGTGGAGGATCTTATAGCTAATGAAAAACGCACGGCAAAGATACAACGAGTTATCTAGTCACCGTGAACAATTCTTACATGTTGCTTACGAATGTGCGGAGTTAACTATTCCCACATTACTGATGCGTAACGAAGGTGATGCTTTATATCAAAGCTTCAAAACACCTTGGCAATCAGTCGGAGCCAAAGGAGTTACTACCCTGAGTTCAAAGCTCATGTTAGGATTACTTCCCCCATCAACCAGTTTTTTTAAACTACAATTAGACGATTCTAAATTAGGTGTAGAAATACCAGCTGAAGCAAAGAGTGAATTAGATTTAAGCTTTGCAAAAATAGAACGAATGATTATGGAAAGTATAGCTGCCTCTACAGATAGAGTGCAAATCTTTGCTGCCCTAAAACATTTAGTTGTTGCAGGTAATGCTCTTGTCTATATGGCAAAAGAGGGTATGAAAGTTTATCCTTTAAATCGCTACGTTGTAGAACGTGATGGTAATGGTGAGGTAGTTGAAATAGTAACTAAAGAAAGAGTCAGTAAAAAACTATTAGGTCTGCCAGAATTAGATGCAGAGAATAGTCCTAACGATGATTCTAAAGGTGACTACAAAGGTACAAAAGATGTTGATGTATATACATGTGTAAAATTATCTGGTAATGGTTGGCGTTGGCATCAAGAAGCTAACGATACTATCTTACCTGACAGTGTTGGTAAAGCTCCAAAGGATAAAACTCCCTGGCTACCACTACGTTTTGTCACGGTAGACGGAGAAGATTACGGACGTTCTAGAGTAGAAGAGTTTCTTGGTGATATTAAATCTTTAGAAGCATTGATGCAAGCTATCGTTGAAGGTAGTGCAGCTGCAGCTAAAGTTGTATTTACTGTCTCACCTTCTTCTGTAACTAAACCAAGCTCACTAGCAAATGCTGGTAATGGTGCTATCATACAAGGTAGACCTGATGACATAGGTGTAGTACAAGTAGGTAAAACTGCTGACTTCCAAACTGCATATCAAATGATTGGTGTATTAGAAAAAAGATTAGCAGAAGCTTTCCTTGTTTTAAATGTACGACAGTCAGAGAGAACAACAGCGGAAGAAGTACGTATGACACAGATGGAATTAGAAAGGCAACTTGGCGGCCTCTTCAGCTTGTTAACGACAGAGTTCCTCATACCATATCTCAACCGTAAAATGCACACTCTTACTAGATCAAAACAGATACCTCGTGTACCTTCTAATTTAGTAAAGCCTACAATAGTAGCAGGTGTAAATGCATTAGGTAGAGGACAAGATAGAGAAGCACTGGTACAATTTATAACTACGATAGCCCAGACAATGGGGCCACAAGCTTTAGCTCAGTACATGAATCCTGATGAAGCTATTAAACGTCTTGCAGCAGCACAAGGTATTGACATTCTAAATCTCGTTAAGAGTATGGATGAACGTAATGCTGAACAACAACAAGCTATGCAAGCACAACAGATGCAGTCATTGACTGACCAAGCTGGACAATTAGCCAGCACACCACTACTAGATCCACAAAAAAATCCCGAAGCACTTGACGCTATTACTCAAGCAACAGGGGCACTACAACAATAGTAATTATGGCAGAAACAATCCGCTACGACACCTCAGATGATCCTGTAGCAGCACAAGCTATTGCAGAAAAAGAAGCTGAGTCTTTACGAATAGGTGAAGATCTTATGGCCAAGCAAGACAAAAGACTTGCTGGTAAATACAAGAGTGTTGAAGAATTAGAAACGGCTTACACCGAGCTACAAAAAAAATTAGGTGAAACACCTTCTACAGATACAGAAACAACTGAACCACAAACAGAGTATGAATTATATTCTGATGATGGAAGTGTTAACTACGAAACAGCTAACCAAGTTTATGGAGAGCAACTAGGAAATACATTTAAAGATAATGGCATAGACCCGTTTGCAATGAATAAACACTTTGAAGAAAACAACGGTACTTTGTCTGATGAAATGATTAATCAGCTTGGTACTGCTGGCTTAAACAAAGAGTTAGTTGAATCATATCTTAAAGGTCTACGTGGTGAACTAGGCTATGAGACTGCAGAACCTACGTTAAATGATACGGAGGTAAATGAAATTAAAGATATAGCTGGAGGTGACTCTGGTTATGATGCTTTAATGGAGTGGTCTGGTAAAAACTTAGATCAACAAGCTATCCAAGACTACGATGCTGTACTAGCTACAGCTAATAAACAAGCAATTAAATTTGCAGTCAAAGCACTCATGGGACAATACGAAGATTCACAAGGACGAGATTCTAAAATAGTTACTGGCAAAGAGTCATCTACTGAAACTTACAGGAGTATGGCAGAGGTTGTCAGAGATATGAATAAACCAGAATACCAAAATGATGAAGCGTTCAGAGATGATGTCATCAGAAAATTATCCGCATCAAACTTAAAAGTATAATGGGAAAAACAATTAAATTTGAAGATGTACATGGTGTTAAATATAATACACCTGTTATAGAAGATTCTGGAGCTGTCTTTAAAAGGAAAGGCGTTTTAACAGATGACGATGATTATGATTATAACCGTAAAAATTTTAAACCTATAAATTTTACAAAGAAAAAATCTAAAAAGAGGAACGCATAATGCCGATGGGAAAAGGAACTTACGGAAGTAAGAAAGGTAGACCTGCTAAGAAAATGAGCAAGGGTATGTCAAAGTTACCTGCAGCTGTACGTAAAAAAATCTTAGGTAATAAGAAAAAGTAATGGCTGTCAAAAAGAAAAGTGTCAGTCTTAAAATGGGTAAGCATAAGTCTCGCTCAGGTGGACTGACAGCAGCTGGTAGAAAAAAATATAATAGAGCTACTGGCTCAAATCTCAAAGCCCCACAACCCCAAGGTGGTGCTCGTAAGCGTTCCTTCTGTGCTCGCATGAAAGGAGTCAAAGGGCCAATGAAAAAGCCCAACGGTAAGCCAACCCGTAAAGCTTTGGCACTACGTAAATGGAAATGCTAACATGGCTAAACGAGGATTGTATGCAAACATCCACGCCAAGAGAAAGCGTATCGCAGCTGGCTCTGGTGAGAAGATGAGAAAGGTGGGGAGCAAAGGAGCTCCTACCAAAGCAAACTTTAAAAGGTCTGCTAAGACCGCTAAGAAAAGATAATTGAAAGATTTATATATCTATCTAACTTTACTAACAAACATATTTATTTGCTCTGGCGTTATACGTCATTGGAATAATATACCATCAAAACAACATGACACCACAGAACATTTTTCCAAACGAAACACCCCCAAGACCTATGAACCATAACCATGAACACGACCAGTGGCACGTTGCTGAAGAAACTAATGGCAGGTTTGCCATGCTTGGCTTTGTTGCTGCTCTCGGCTCCTACATATTCACAGGACAAATCATTCCAGGAATCTGGTAATCCATACTACGACTCTCATACGAG